TCGAAACTCCGTCTGATCTTGAAATTTGAACGTATCCAAGCCATTATTCGAAAGAATAGGTCGTCACTCCGACGACTTGCATGATTTGCAGATGGTTTTGGAAAAATACGTTATATTGCAATTTCTGATTGAGTAACACAGGCCTCCCTTTCTCCTCTTCATAGGCTTCTTATGGATTTACTAAAGGTAATTCCACAAGATTACACCTATGATCAGGAAAAATCTATTGCTACCTCTAAAATATGATTTCAGAAAGGTATTAAGAGTTGATCCTTTGATTTAAGAGCTGCAACAGATCGAATACCTCTGCTTTTGCAAGCAGGGGTACTCTCCCTAATCGGATTTAATGATATGATAGTGAATTCTTGAATGAAGATCATAACTGAACTTCCATTCAAGACACCCACTGGTGATATGGTTTATTACCAGACTGGGCAGGGGATGGGTATATACTCATCCTGGGCTATTATAGCCTTAACTCATCATATCATTGTCCGACTGGCCGCTTACCGAGTAGGAATCAAAGACTTCCAGGATTATATAATCCTGGGGGACGATGTTACTATCGGTAACGAAGCCGTCGCCGGATCTTATGCTAAGATCATTGAACAACTAGGAATGGAAATCAGACTAACAAAGTCAGTAATCCCTCATCAGGATTACAACTCTGTTGAGTTTGCTTCCAAACTTATTGTCAATGGTCGTAACATAAGACCACTACCTCTTGGTTTGCTTTTACAGGGTGATAGTATTAGAATGATTAGTCTAGTACTAACCACCTGTACCACCTTAGCGGAAGCTGGGGTGAGAAGACCTGTAAAACGCGTATTGGTATCAATGGCCCCCTCCTCTAGTTGTGAAACTAGAGAAGGAGTGGATCGTTTAACCACCGATCTTAAAGTGGTGACCGGAAAAACTGAGTTTTTCTGGTCATTATTGGGAGTAGTAGCCGGTTATGCCTTTTACAAAAGTAAAGGGCATAACCTGACATATGTCGATCCTCTATCAGATACGGGAATACCCTGATATCTTTTAGATGAGGACATACGTCACTACGTTTCATCGATTCCTCTACAAATATGATCATTATTAGACCAAGAGTGTAGGAAAGTGACGCACCGCATGTTGAAACAGGCGGTCGCCAGTATTGACAAGTATTCCTGAGACCATAATGGAATCAGGGATGCTTGAATCAAATCAATGGGAGTGTCTTATTGTGCCGCTTCCTTTTTAAAGGGTTGGGCGGAACTCTGGATTTTAATCTCTAGTCCCTTTTTAAGGGCTAGGACTAAAATAGAGGATCTCTTAGTTAATGATCTAAGTAGATACAATAAGACAGGTCTGTTGCCACTGTCACTGACAGTGCCAATAAGATTAATTTATAAAAAGGGAAGTATGTTCTCTCTTACCCAACTTAGAGACTCTCTCCTCTCGGAGATAGTGATTCTAAGCCGAGGGCCCGTATTCCTTATATCTAAAGATAAAGGGATATTGGCAACCAGAGCAATCTCGACTGGAGGTCCTGCATTGTCGCAGGAGCACTTCAAACTTACTACTCTTTGTAAGGCTGCCCTATCTATAGGGCTCCTTCAAGGTAAACCTGAAAAGGGATTAACTAAGCGTAAAGGTGTGCAAAGGTTGAAAGTTGGGTACCGCCAGAATAAGGTGAAAACCAAAAAGGCGAGGAACATACTAAAGGTATAATCCCTACAATTGTAGGAAGAACCAAGTACGGCCTCCCCGTAGAGACAAGTATAAATACTGTACAGTCGTAAGACAGGAG